TTTGATAGCAACTTCGCGCTGACGTTCCTTCCAATCAATGTGATGCTGGATATTGCCCATGAGTTGATTTAGGATCTGGAACCAACCATCACCACATTCAAAACCCCAACACATACAAGTTTCCTGCATGTGCTTGTTGCGGTTCACCATCATCTTTGGGTATACCTTACATAGATACTCGTCGTGTTCTTTTTTCATATAATTTTTCCTAATCCTAAATAGATCAATGCTTCCAACTCAGTTTGATAATCTTGGCCTAGTCTGCGCTTTTGATAGATGGCTTCAAGCACTTCTTTGCCATCGCCATAGTCTGTAGCACCGGCACCACGGCTTTCTAATTCTTCAATCAAGTCATCTGTTTCAAAATCACCCAAGTCAACATCAACTTCGACTTCTGTGTAAACTGTTTTGTACATTAGTTAATCTCCGGTACTTCTATATAATGGCTGATAATCAAATTCAATGCTTCAATAGTACGTGTGTTAAGGGCTACGTCTTCGGGATGCAACCAGTAACCGTCTGGATTACTATCTGTCTTAGGATTCTTTTTCCATTGTTTTAATTCTTTCTTAAGATACGCTCGATAGTCACGCAGGGTAAGTGCTGTGATGCGATCGGCAGTCTCGCCGTCAATAAACAATTTTGGAATATGTTTTTCTTTACTCATTGCACTGCCTTTACATAATTAAGTCTGGTAACATCAGTACCGTGTTTCCAGTGTTTGCTATGATCTTTCACTTTGGCTTTCACAATAACACATGGGCCTAATTCTAGATTAGACTTATTGAGCCAAGATGCCATCCTACTGTTTATTATAGCATCGATATTATAGCCTTCAAAGTTTTTTGACTTAACTGAGGAAATAATTTCTGCATCTAAATCTAAAAGCTGTTCACCAATTTCTCCAATGTAACCCGACTCTACAGAACGAACAGCCTTTTTAACCTTGCTCTGCATCACGTCTCGTACATATACGCTAGGTAAACAAGCCACATAACCAAATTGGTTTTGTTTTACTGTGTCGCCTGACAAGATTGTGTTTACATTAGTTTGAAACTCGTTCTCGCCATCGATGGCACTGAACATAAACTTTCTGAAATACTTTCGAATTTCTTCTGCTTGTGCAACATCTTCGGGCAGTACTCTCAAAGGCATTGGAGCATCTTTTGGATTAGCTGTCCAAATATTGGGTTCAAGTGTACAGAGCATCTGCATCTTATTAGTCTGTTTGGTGTACATGTAAACACCATCCTCTGCATATACAGATTCAGCTTCTTTGATATAAGCACCATTTACACGCTGGGCCGCACAGGCCAGTTCTAGTACTTGGTGTGTAGGGAACTCTTTATTTGCCATTGCTCGCTCGTTGAGTTAATAATAGATATTATAACACCGTTTGAGCGACCTGTCAACTAGAGTCTGTAGGTAATTCTGCCTTTGGATAAATCGTAAGTACTGACTTCAATTCTAACATTGTCGCCCAAAATGATCCTAATCTTGTTCTGTTTGAGTTTACCACCCATATAACAAAGAAGTAGGTCTGGCATATTTTCGACTTGAACTCGAAACATGTTGCTGGGTAATACTTCTGCGACGACTCCTGTAAGTTCTAAAATATCGTCTTTAGCCATTAGTTACTTTCGAAATGCTCCACGAGCCATCCTTATTATCTATCCAATTGAGTGAGTCGCCTTCTACCCACCCTTGTAAATCCAATAGTTCTTGAGGCAATGGTAAAACCAAATCTCCACTGCCATCATCTGCTTCTTCAACTGTTACGGTCCAATGTGTCATAATTTATTTATGGTCCTAAGTCTTCATCCTTGTATGGTACAGGAAACCAACCAAGTTTGTCAAGGTCGTCGAGTATTTCATCTGTAACTACTCCTTCGGATTGGAATCCGGTACGCTCAAAATACTCGTCGTCATCTTTGCCATCAAAGCTCATGCCGCCACGCATGCCTGAACAGTAATAGTCCATATAGTCCTCACCCTCGTTGCGAAGGTCTGCTACAATGCCGCCAGCACTACGCCAGCTAGCATGCCAATAATCCTCTTTAAGTACAGGCCATAGGTCTTTTTTACACCATTGCATATTGCACCAAGCGGCGTATAAGTTCTGGGCATAACGTCGATCCTCGGCACGAAGCTTTGCCATTACCTCTGGAGAATTACGTATGTCTTCGACTAAATCGTACTTAATCGCCATGCCAATTACCTTGAAAACAGTGGCGCATTTCGTGACCTAAAGTGTGCATATTAGTATTTTTTTTGGTAATGATAGTACATGTTTTGAAATCGTTGTCCCAAAAGCTACAGGCTTTTACAGCATAGCCAAACCCATTTTGACCTTTGGACTTACGCTCTCTATCACAGACAGCAGTAACATCGTCTACCGCTATCCAATTAACAACAGTTTGGTTGGTTTTGTTATAAGCAGAAGAAAATAGTGCCGTTGGATCATCATCGTATGCAAACGCACTGCCGCTTACTAATGCTAACAAAATTAATATCTTTTTCATACCAGCCTTTCTGTGCCTATGTTAAAATGGTGTAGACGGTAGGATTCGAACCTACAAAGCCACCCTAAGGGCAAGGCCCTAACCCGGCAAGCCGGAGGTATACCATGTTCCACTCACGTCTACATTGTAATTATATACTCGCACTTAAATACTGTCAATGCAATTTTCTACCATACCTTTCGAAAAGATTACTCATTTTGGACAGCTAACCATGCTGGATCGTCCATTATTTAACGTAAGTTGGATCTTGGGCAGATTTTGTAATTATAAATGTAGTTACTGTTGGCCCTATGCTAGAGCCGATGTTCCTGATCACCAACCGCTTGAAGTATATAAATCTACTGTAGACGAGATTAAGCGTCAAGCACGAGCCAATGGGTTTAACCAGTTCCATTGGTCGTTCAGCGGAGGTGAACCTACTGCTTATAAACACTTGTTAGAATTAACCAAACATTTAGACGATGGTGCAGAGACTCCTTACCAAACTGTACACATGACTACCAATTTGAGTCCTAGTCTGACTTGGTGGCGCAATTGGCACAATGCTACTTGTTTACTACAGCGTAGGAGCATTACGGCTAGTTATCATGCAGAGTTTGCTCGAGAACAAGAATTTGGAGACAAGTGTTTGCAGTTGATGTATGACATGGTATTAGTGACTGTTAACCAAGTTATGATGCCTGCATTATTCTATGAAACACTTGAACGTTGTGAGCGGTTGCGTAATCGTGGAATCAATGTAACACTCAAACCACAAAGCAATGATACTGCTACTGCTATTGTAGAGGGCTATACTCCTGATATGATTGCTATAATGCAAAATGATTTTGAACAACAAGGCGAGCATCAGATTAGACTGACTGACGGAACACAGGACTATTACATTGATCAAGCAGAACGTTTCAACGCATTAGGGTTTAATAGTTTTACCAATTGGACTTGTAATAGTGGGTACCAAAGTGTTATAATAAAAGGTAATGAGGTCAAACGAGCATACAGTTGTAAGGAAGAAAGTTTGGGCACGATAGAAAAATTTACTTTGTTTTCCGCCCCACAGAAGTGTGTTACTCCTAAGTGTGTAAGTAGTGCCGATTCAAAGATACCAAAATGCAAATAGATACCGACCACCTACACTATTGGATGTGTGCTATCCGCGATAGCCGAGATCCTAAACAAACACTGGAAGCCTTTTGGCGCGGACAAATTGATAGTAAGATATGGCTTGTGAACAAACTGGCAGATAAGATGTTTGAGCCTGTTACTATCGATGTATACGGAGGTTGGGTAGGCACACTAGCCAGCTTATTGTTTCAAAGCGAAATTGAAATTATAAAGATTAACAGTATCGATATAGATCCTGAATGTAAGCCTATCGCGGAGATGATGAATAAAGGCGAACACATCACTGGAAAGTTTGAAGCAATATGCGAAGACATGGTTAATGTACCCAGTGATGCAGATGTTGTTATCAATACAAGTTGCGAACATATCAGCCAAGAGCATTATGACCATTGGTTAGAAATGATTGATCCGAGCAGTTTACTTGTTTTACAAAGTAACAACTATGATATTCCTGAACATATAAGAATTTGTAACAGCATGGAAGAATTTGAAAATCAAAGTCATATACGTGTGATATGGCGTGGTGAATTCCAAACACAGTTGTATACTAGGTACATGATAATAGGTAGACGTGATGTATAACTATTCTGATATTCGCGAAGTCCATTTAGAGGTTACATCTAAATGTCAGGCACGGTGTCCAATGTGTCCGCGTCGTCCTGGAGGCGGCCCTATCAATCCGTATATAACATTGGAAGAAATAACACTCGAGCAATTTAAAGAATGGTTTGATATAGAATTTATTAAACAGCTATCTAAACTTTTTATGTGTGGTAATTTAGGTGATCCGATAATCGCCAAAGACACATTGGAAATTTTTGAATATATTAGAACACACAATCCAGATATATTATTGAACATGCATACCAATGGTAGTGCTAGGTCATTAGATTGGTGGAAGTCTCTTGCAAAATTAAATGTAGTTGTAGTGTTTGGAATTGACGGCCTCGCAGATACTCATAGTTTATATCGTGTTTCAACAAACTGGCAAACAATTATTGATAACGCTACAGCTTTTATTAGTGCTGGGGGTGATGCTAGATGGGACATGTTAATATTTCAGCATAACATGCATCAGGTGGACAAATGTCGAGAGTTAAGTAACCAACTTGGATTTACAGACTTTAAAGCAAAGAACACTAGTCGGTTCCGTGGCGATTATATGCCAGTAATAGATGAAGAAGGCAGAACTACTCATGTCTTATATCCTACTGAAAAAAGCGAAGCAATGCTTCCAAAAATTAATAAGACAAAGCAGGAAGTACTGCCAACAATCACATGTAAGGCTAAACAAAGTAATCAACTGTATGTTAGTGCAACTGGTAATGTTACACCTTGTTGTTGGTTAGATAACGAATGGGATGAACCATTTAATCTAACTAGAATTGATTATAAAGACAAAATCAGAGTATACCCTAATTTAAAGAAGACCAAGTTAGAAGAAATTTTTAATTCGGGTTACTTCAATAAAATTGCAAATTGCTGGACTACTACTGGGTTGAGAGAGTGCGGAAAACAATGTGGTAGTTTTGACAAATTAAATGAACAGTTCAAATAACCTATGGTGTCCATTACCTTGGAGTCATGTTGCTGTAAAAAGCAATGGTTATCTACGAGTGTGTTCTCACAGTCAAAGCGGTGGTAATAAAAATACACTGCTTGAGCATTTACGGATTGACGATCTCAAAGATACAGATGTCTTAAATTGTAATACCCTTAAAGATATTCGTAAACAGATTATTAATAACAAATGGCCTGAACAATGTCGTAGATGCAAGATAGAAAAAGAATCTGGTAAGCGTTCTCGCAATGAGTGGGAAGCAACCATGTACGATTTTACCAAAGATGATGCTAAACGCATTACTTTAGAAGATGGCACTATTACGGAACATAAGATATTATCGTTGGATTTGCGACTAGGTAATAAGTGCAATTTACAATGTGTTATGTGCTATCCAGGCGAAAGCAATCAATGGTATAAGATACAAGAACAAATTACAGGTTCTAAAGTTTTTCTAATAGATGATATAACTTATGATGTCAATTACAAAGATTTTACTTGGAGTGAGCAAGAATCCTACTACAAGTTATTATTAGAGCATTCTCAGTATGTTAAAAAGATTAAGTTTGGCGGTGGTGAACCTTTCTTGGAAAAACAGCATATTACACTACTCGAAGGATTAATTACTAAAGGACTGGCCAAGGATGTGGAGTTAGAATACAGTATCAATGTAACAGTCCTTCCAAATTATGTTTTTGATTTGTTTAATAAATTTAAGTTAGTTAAGTTATGCGCCAGCGTAGATGGTATAGGCATAGTTGACGAAGCTATTCGTTTTCCAACTAAGTGGAGTGTCGTAGAAAAAAATCTAGAACTATTAGATAATCTGCCAGATAATATTACAGTGTTTACTAGTACAACAATATCTATACTAAATTTAGAATTTCTCGTAGACTGGATGCAGTGGTTAAAAGATAAGAATTTTAAAAAAATCAACAAGGATACTTTTGCAGGAATGGTAAGTCATCCTGTAATGAACCCTAAGTATTTAAATATTGGTTTAATGACAGAACAACAGCATGCCCGTATGTTTGCCTATCTTAATCAGATAACTACTGATACAGATATTAAGGAAAAACTACTTCAATGGAACATATATGCTAAAAGCATGCCGTTGACAGAATCTGAAATTTCACAAGGTAGAAAAGAATTAGCAGAGTTTTTTGTAAAAATGTCTGCAATACAAAATAAGGATTGGTCTGTAATTTTTCCTAAATGCTATAAGATGATACAAGAATGGAACGATTAAAAATAGCACCCGAGTATTCAAGCAAGTGGCTAGAAGTTGATAGACCACAAGCTCTGTGCGACAATTATTTAGAATCGTTATTTGAACAAATAACTACAGGTTGGACCGCAGACCACACACTAGCAGGTATTGATGAATTTAAACATCAAGCATCAAACTGGATTTTATCTTCTACACTGAACCAGTTATCTGGATTTGATAACTTTAATCGGCTAGATGTAATTATCGGGTGTACACAATTTATCGATAATATCTATATGCAGTGCCAACCCCAAGTATTGGTCGGGGATTATAGATATCATGATAGACTAGGTAATTGGGGTACTAGGCCAGGGCTATTAAAGGAAGGTGTCCCGTTAATAATTGCTATGCCTTTTCCTAGTACAGGAACAGTACATATTGATATGGAGGATATATTAGATGAAGCGCAAGACAAAGGTATTAGTATACATGTGGACGGCGCTTGGCTTACTTGCTGCCGCGGAATCGACTTTGATTTATCTCATCCATCGATTAGGTCTGTCGGGATAAGTTTAAGCAAAGGATTAGGATTAGGTTGGAACAGAATTGGCTTACGTTGGCATAAGGATGCTGTGAACGATAGTATTTCAATTATGAACGATTTTAATATGAATTGTAGAATGTTAACTATGGTAGGAAATCATGTTCTAGCTAATGTTGAATCTGACTACTTATGGAAAACATACAGCGAGTTAAATGCTAAAGTTTGTAGGGATTTTGATTTAACTCCTTCTAATGCTATCCATATGGCTTACACTAAAGATGGCAACTTTGTCGGTCTTAGTCCTTTGTTAAGGTACTTGATGAAATGAAGCCTGTAGCAATTATAAACAAAACCCAAGAAGATTTTTTAAATCTTGAATATTCATTTACTAATGTATGTAATTATAGCTGTAACTATTGCTGGCCGTATGCTCATAGCGGAACAAGTCGCTGGCCCGATTATGATAAAGTATGTAAGAGCTTTGATCATATAATCTCAGTTTACAAATACGATATTGGAAAAAAGAAAATACGTCTGCACTTTCAAGGCGGTGAGCCAACCTTATGGCCAAAGTTAGGAGAGTTTGCCAAATTCATATATGAAAAGCACGGTTGTAGGATAACCATGTCAACTAACGGAAGTCGAACACTACGTTGGTGGGAAGAGTATTCTGACTACTTTGACGATGTTATGATTAGTGTGCATCACGAGTTTTGCGATATTGAACATATAAAAGCCGTTGCTGATTTGATCTACAATAAAAATAATACTATGGTATCTGCCGCAGTTATGATGGATCCTAAATCATGGGATAAATGTAAAAACATACTTGATAATTTAATAGCACATCCTATCCCTTGGCTAGTTAAATCTTGGATGTTAGTTGACGAAAACGATCATATAGTTAAAGACACTTATTCAAAAGAAGATTTAGAATTTCTTGAAGATAAGATAAAACGTATACCCCCATCTGATTATATAGAAAAAATGAAATCGTTGGGTGCTATCCAACTTGATCGAACAGAGGCATATACCTACTTCGACGATGGTACTAGACAACAGTTTAAAACATTTGACATAATGTCAAACCGCATGAATAACTTTTATGGGTGGACTTGTAATTTAGTAACCGATAGACTTGTAGTACAAGCAGACGGGGAGATATATGGTAGTTGCGGCCAACGTACTTTGTTTGATATAGGAACGTTAAATATATTCGATGACAACTTTATAGAAAAATTTACTAAAGATATTATTAAACCTGTAACGTGCGAGCAACTAATTTGTAGTTGTAATTCAGACGTTAAACTAACAAAATATAAAAATGCTAAACCAGAGTAAAACATTCTGCCCGCTTCCGTGGATACATCTTGCTACACGCCCAAATGGTGATGTTCGTGTATGTTGTACAGCCAATGCTAGCGGTGCTGGTATTATCGATGTAAAGGATGCTGGCTTAGTAAAAGATATGAATCTTAAAACCCATACTGTTGCAGAAGTTTGGAACAGTGATTTTATGCGTAATGTAAGATTACAAATGCTTGATAATAAAATTCCAAACAGTTGCACTAAATGTTTTCAAGAAGAAGAAAAAGGTATTACGAGCAAACGTAATTGGGAAACAATGGTCTGGCAAGATAGATTAGATATTAACAGCATTGTAGCACAAACTTCCCCGGACGGCAGCCTACCAGTTAATATTCCATATTTTGATTTAAGACTAGGAAATATGTGTCAACTTAAATGTATCATGTGTAGCCCACATGATAGTAGTAGTTGGATTAAAGAATGGAAGATACAATATCCTAAATATAAAACTGTTGAGCTTAAACAGGACCAAGGATGGGATTCGTCGTTTGATTATACTTGGTATCAGAAAGGTAGCTTCTTAGACACAATGCGTTCGCAAGCAACTTATATTAAAGAATTATATTTTGCAGGAGGCGAACCTTTACTAATTCCTGAACATTATAAAATATTAGAATTTATGGTTGAAACCGGAGCTTCTAAAAACTGCATACTTAGATACAATTCTAACGGGGTAGAACTTCCTGAAAAATTATTTGAATTATGGAATCATTTCAAACAAGTTAAATTTAATTTTAGTATTGATGCAGTTGGCGATAGAAATGATTATATTCGATACCCTAGCAACTGGCGAGACATCGTTACTAATCTACATCGTCTAGATGACACTCCGGATCACATAGTGGTAAACATAGCGTGTGCAGTACAGCTTTTGAATATAATGAATTTACCTGAATTGGTTCATTGGAAAACTAGTATGAATTTCAAAAAGATTAATCTGCCTCCGTATGGCGCCGGATTGGTTGGAACACATTTAGTTTATTTGCCTAGTTACTTGAATGTCAGAGTATTGCCCCTACATCTTAAAAAAGAAATAGAAAAACGTATTATATATTTTTGTGCCAGAAACCAGTACGGAGATGAGTTCGTTAACAACCCATATGGTAAACAACGTTGGTTAGGGTTAGTTCAATATATGATGGCAGAAGATTGGTCTAGTAAGTTGCCCTCTACCATAGAATATTTAGAAAGCTGTGATCAACAACGTGGTACTGATTTTAGGAAAGTTTTTCCTGAATTGAGTACAATGGGATAGCGTACTCAACATCTTCATAAACTGCTTTAACAAATTTAACAGGCTTGTCTGCAATTACTTCCTCGTCGGTAATTCGTAACTCGCCTGTTTTTATATTACCAGAGACATTTAGGTGACCTTGCGAGTCTAATACTAGTTTAACTCGTAGTCCATCTTTGCTATTAACTGCTAACAACAACTCAGTTGATAGTACGTCAGTAGTGTCCTCGGATGCTCTAAACATTATACTACCGTGCAAAGGAGTTTCCTCATGGCAGTAGCCTAAACTGTCTCCTGCCTTAATACGAGCATAGACTTGTAGCCCGCCCAGAATATCACCAGCACCTACAGGTAGTTTATTTTCTTGGGTTCCTCTGGATTTAGTTATACCTACAAAAATAGGAGAGCCACCGTCGGCGGCGCCGTCTATATATAAGTGCTCGCTATTATCGTCAGACCGTATGATTACATTACCAATTATATGTTTTGGTAATCCAGTGCCCGGTTCCGCACTACAAATTATTTGTCTGTTTAAAAAACTCATAAATATCTCATAGCTATTTATAAGTGCGTATATAATGAAAAAATTTTGTTGGGTTGGAAAAGATTACGGCAACCGTAGTTTAAATGGGTTGGCCCAACGCCTAGCCGAGTACTTTACCGCGGACTTATTATTGGAAAACTATACAGTAGAATACACTACAGAAATTCCTACAGACGCAGAATACGCAATGGTTGGGCAAGTGGGAATCAGTGACAAAGCTAGAGCAAAGAATTTTGGGTTTACAGTATCTGATACACATCTTATAAACGATATTTTTAACTACAATATCTATTTTCCACAGAATACTGAAACTTTAGATATAGCACCTGAATTAAAAGGCACATTTGATTGTTTAGTTTCCCTGGCAGCAGGCGAAATGATTGCAACTAATCCGGCAGACGTAGGACTAACTACAACTAATCATTATGTGATTGATATAAGTCCTACAGCAATACATAAAAGTATGAGCTTGTATAAAGATACTATCACTAACTTTACACAATTAGATATTTTCAATTCTGATTCTGTTAAAAGTTTTTTAAGTAACTGTGAAGGCACTAAAGGGTTTTTTGTAGTTAGTAACTGTTTTCGTTATATCATTAACTCGTTACTATATGATGTGGAACTGCGATTGAAGATGCAAAACGAATTTATCAAGATTTTAGCCAATGATAAAATTGATTGGTATGTTACTATGTTTACAGCTGACGGTACTTATTATCCTTGTGTTAGGGCAAAAGATATACAAGACAAAATACTAGATGAAAGGTTTAAAGTATTCCCATGGATCAAATAGTAACTGATTTTTTTAATCTACATAAAGATATACCGCATAATCGTGATATCTTAGAAATCCCCAAAGAGTTTACAACTGCACGAACTCCTGAAGAAATTATAGCTTATTTTAAATGGATACAGACACAAAGTAAATGTAAATCTCTTCGATTAGATATAGATACCGATGTCACAGAATTAAAAGAAGAAATTAAAAATAAAACATCATTAGCTGTATCGCATAGGGAACATACTGGATGGTTATCAATTACACTATACGGGTACTCTTCTATTATGACCAACTCATACGAGTATTACAAACAGCAGGGAATAGTAACAGATAATGACTTGCTTGGGTGGACTGATATTTGTAAGTTTTTTCCTAAGACAGTTGAGTGGGTTAAGAAAAACAGCCCAATCAAAGATTATGTCAGAGTTAGGATAATGATCTTAGAACCCAATGGATTTGCAATTCCTCATAGAGATTACGCAAAAGGTCAAATGCTGTGCGGGCCTGTTAATGTTGCAATCATTAACCCGCCAGGTGCTGAATTTGTGTTGGAAGCTGGCGGCCTAGTTCCGTGGAAAGAAGGAGATATACGTACTATGGATGTTGGTAGTTTTCACAGTATTCGTAACACAGGTAGCGAACCTAGAGCACATTTGATTATTACACCTAACAAGAATGGTTGGGATTTTGATGCCATGCAACTAGCGTGTTCTAGTTTCACAAACTATCAAAAGGAAAAAAATGACTCCGTCTGAAATTGAAAGAGGTCTACTGTTCAATAGTCTTGCTAATATGGGACAATATATTAAATTAAAACTATATGTTGATCCTATAGAGTTAGAACAAGGTCTAGAACAATTTAAAAACAACTGGTGTCCGTATAACGCAAAGAAAGACACTCATAATAACAGATGGGGACTTCCTGTTACTAGCCACTCTGGTGATGTTATGGACAACTATCATCTTAATAGTTTTGGTTATATGCAAGAATATCACAATATAGAAATGCGTGAAGATAACTTTGTGACTCCTACGGCAGTATATCATGCATTACCACAGATTCAAAAAATTGTAGATATGTTTGGATCTGATATCGGTCGCGTACATTTTTTAAAGATAGGTGCTGGTGGCTATTTCCCTCCACATATTGATCATCCAGGGTTTGCTCCTGAATATATTAGATTGATTCTTGTATTTGGTAAGTGCAAGCCAGAAAACTTTGTACAAATGATAGATGGCAAACCTGTATATTTTGATCCAGGATTTTTGTACTTTGCTAATTTTCAATTAGAGCATAGTGTGTTTAGTTTTTCAGATAGTGTTTACTCTTTAATACTTACAGTAAAGGTAACTGAAAAGAATTTTAGTACGATTGTAAAACATATGATGAGCCAATGAGTACGCTAACATATTATGATCCCGCTAAGGCGAATTGGTTCTTAGTCAGTTGGACTTTAGGAAACAAATGTAACTACAGATGTAGTTACTGCCCAACATTTTTACATGACGGATCTTCGGGATGGCCTGAGTGGGCTGTTGTTAAACAGTTTGTGGAAAACTTCGATTACCCAGGTAAAGAAGTGTGTTATAGAATAAGTGGAGGGGAGCCTACATATTGGAAACACTTTCTTGCGTTTGCCGAACTAGTTAAAAGTAAAGGACACATCTTTAGTTACTTAACTAACGGTAGTCAAACTGTAGAGTATTATCAAAAACTATCGCAGTATACTGATGGTATGATTCTAAGCTATCACCCAGAGTATGCTGATATAAATCATTTTGTTTCTATTTTACAAAACGTCGAAGTACTAAAGGGAGTTAATGTTATGTTTACTCCGGATAACTTTGACAGTATGTTAGACATTGCTGAAACTTTATATAATGCATCGCCAACAGTTGCAATATGGCCTAAGGTAGTACTAGACAAACAAGAAGGATCGTATACTAACAACCCTGGAGAGTTCTCAGTAGATCAACTTAAGACAATTAAAGAATGGAAGTTTTTACGTAACTTACCAGATCAAAAATTACATAGAGGCAAACTCTTATTAGATGGTGTTGAAATTAGTGCTAATGAATTGATCATATCGGGCAAGAATAATCATAAAGGCTGGCAATGCTGGGCAGGCATTGACATGATCTGTATAGACCACTGGGGCGACATTTATCGTAGCGATTGTTTATATGGCGGCAAGATTGGAACACTTGAGGAGTATGTATTACCTACAGAGCCAATTATATGTGGGAATACTAAATGTACTTGTTTAAGTGATATCTATTTAAGAAAATCTAATTAAACTTTTGTGTAAGTCCGGTATCGCTTCTTGGATACTAGTTTTCATAGCAACATCTTGGCTTGTCAATAATTTTAGTAATTGTGCAGGATCGTAGCTAGGAGCAACTAGCAATCTTATTAGTTCTTCGTCAAGCATACCATTATGATCTAATTCCATAATATAGTCTTTAGGTAAACTATAAATGGATAATTCTATAGGTCCTTTTAGCACATCAAAACTAAATCGTATGTTATGATCTGTCGCCCATTGTTTCACTAATAAGAATTGATGTAAGTTTAAAGCCTGCAATGTAAAAGATATACTAAGATCTATTTGCGGATTTGTACGGGCAAGTTTAATCCATTGCTTGATCACTTTATATACTTTTGCCCAAGAACATCCAGTACGTATATAATTACACAATTCGTCAATACCGTCTACACTTAATGCTATTGATACATTTTTAAATTTTAATAAATCGTTGATTATGGACTTGGGAAATGCTGTACAATTAGTACTAGTACGTAGAGAAATATTTTCTAAAGAACCTTTATTCTTAATTTCCTGTAACATTAGCTCTAAGCTATTACCAATAAACGGTTCTCCGCCCTGTAGTTTTATTGTGTTTACATATTTAAAATCTATGGATCTTAGTATATCGTGTACTGATTTATCAGCGTAATTATTCAACTGGTAGTGGGGATATGTTTTTAAATCTGCATGTTTAGTTACTAGTCGTTCCCATTTACTACTGGCCGGTGGTCCGCACATCTTACAAGTTAAATTACATTCGTTTGCAAAACTAATATCTAGAAATTCTAATTGATCAGTAGTGCCGGTTAGTATTTGATTGTATTGCATACGTTGGCTCTCCTTACCAGATTCCTCATCAATTCGACAACTTTCACAACCTGCATGCCAACCATCTTGCATTGTATCTTTTACATTGCTAATAAACGTATGTTTATATGTTGCCCAATCTAACCCACCTGATTCAATAGTACCGTTGCTACGTTTACGAAATACACAGCAGGGTCTGAACCTGACATCGGTATCAGTACATAGATGATTATCCAGAGCATTACATTGTGGCATTAAAACAATACCTCAAAATTTATATTGTAATCTTTATCTAGCGTCATTAAACAATGTGTTTGTGTTACTACTTGATATGCTAATGTATATACCACCCCTGTATGTTCTATAGGTCTTCCTAAAATGTATTCAGGCAATGATTTTCTAAATACAACAGTACCAGTTTTGTCTATAGCAATAATGTCAGCATTAGGTGTTCCTGTAGGAAAGAACAGGGCGTTGCTATTATAAACAATACCGCAACGGAATCTATACTTACCGCCAAAAGATTGACCAACATCAAATGTTGTGTGTTCATATGTAGTTGTATTAAACACAAGTCCGCAGTTAGCATCACCGTCATCTTTATGCCCATAAGGCACTGCTATGATAATATCATCAAGCAACACACCTACATTGTATTTTTTCATAAAAGGTGGAACAGCTAATTCTACAAGTTCTGTACTATCTGTAATAGTGTCCAATACTAGCATATGATGTAATTCCTGTTCGCGCCCAAACGGTAAAGCAAATAACTTATTACCTGCTTGTATGAAGTCACTGTATTTGCGTTTACTTAAAGGAAGATTATCAATTTCAATCATTGTAACTTCTTCAGTAGTAGGATTAAATTTTAAAATGGTATCGTAGTCTAATGTTTCTCCTCTTGGAGGACTATAATAATTTCCATTGGCAAGCACACAACCCATATGTCGTTTTAATGCGGGGCTAGCAGGTATTGGAATTTGTTTTACCTCTCCGTCTTTGATAAACAACCCAAAGCTGACTGGGTCGTAGCCAAGAGGTGCGGCAAATGCTGTTGTGCCGTTGCTGGCCATGTTATAAAATTGTCCTTTGCCTGCACTGTCTATCGTATGATATATAGGCTTCCAATTTTTTAATTCAAGTACAGTATTAAAATTATCCCATATACCATAGGGTGCAAAAAATAAACTATCGCCAACAACTGCCATTGAGTTATACTTGCTAGTTGCAGGGGGTGTGTCTATATCTATGTACACAACCTCTCCATCCTTATACACCATTACATTACTGTAGTCTTTACAAGTGTCTGTACAAAATGGAGGGCTGATTAAATACCCGTTGTGCTCAAACAGTACAAGGTGTTTTATCTTTGCTTCTTTATAGTAATCTTCAAATGCTTTATAAGTCATCTAAGTTTATCTTTTTAATTACCTGCTCTGTTATTGTATCAAACACAAGTATGTCTTGAAAGCCTGCGCTTTCCCCATACGGCAATGCAAATATCTTATTGTTTACAATAACACAGTTGTTATATTTTTCTATAGTTGTGCTGTCTTTATAATGCTCGCTAACATCAATAGTATATGTAGAATCGTCTGCGGTATCGACAACTAGTATTTCAGTCAAGTCGCCTAACTCTTTCCACGAATCTTCTGGCATACAAACGCAGCCACCTCTAGGTATGTAATAAATTTTACCTTGGCTATTTTCGCAACCTGCAAAGTATTTTTTACTTTCTTTCCCTATGCCTAAATCTTTAATAGTTATCTGATTTGTCTCACCGTTGACTATCATCAATTCAGACCAATCTTCGTCATGCCCTGCTGGAGGAAAATATATCTTTCCATTCTTAGATACTGTATGTGTATAGTATTTTCTGCTAGTTGCGGTTTGCCCTGTATGAGTATAACTCCATTGGCCGTTAATAAACATTGCCATCAAATCAAAATTAGGATTTCTGCAATACGGCGGTGCAAACAGTTTATCTTTATATACAGCCATAGTTGTGTACTTGGCTGTAGCGTAACCTTGTTTGTCGATATCACTCCACAGGTTACTGATGTCTGATAACTGATAATCTAATGTGTCACAATCGAATTCAATGCGATATGGAAAATACGGATCAGCAAGTTCGCCACGCGGCATGCCATATATTATGTTATCGATGATCTGGGTGGTGTGCCACTTCTTTTCATTGTTTGTAGGAATGTCTAATTCAACGGTTTGAAATGTATCAGTTATAGTATCAACAACTAGTACTTGGTTAAACTCGCTATCAATCCCAAAGGGTAAAGCATAAATTTTATCTTTGTAAACATGAGCCGATGTATATTTGCCTTTGCCTGCTAGATTAAGATTAATTGTATTAACAGTATTGCTATCTGTATCTATAATCAGCATAGAGCTTTCGTTGTAAGGTAACACGTAAATCTTATCTCTGACTACTACACTAACGACCCATTTTTCAAAACTACTATCTACAATTACGGGAATTTTCTTAATAGCATACGTTTCTGGGTCAAGGCTGAGCATGTAATCTAAACATTCGTTTAGACCATAAGGAGGCAAATAGATAAGTCCGTCCTTGCCTAAAACCCCGTAGCTGAATGATTGCGGAGTCATTTAAAACTTTCCAAACCTTCAAACACTTTATGTAGGTGCTGAAAATTTATATTATTTTTGGAGGGCGACACAAACTTTAAAAGATCGGGGTTATTACGTATAATCAATTGCTTACTAATACCAGCATCAAGTAGTTGAGTTCTTACATAAGGGTAACTAAAATTTAACATTATATTAACTAAGGTAAGGTCATTCAGCGGAGTCCATGTTAATGTATTACCCAGGTGCCAGTGTTGATAGTCGCAGTAATTTCTATCAATGACACGCTGTCTTGCTTGTGCTAATGTTAAGTCTAGTGTATCAATTTCGTCATATCCTGGCTTATGTTTGTTTCTAAGAAAATAATGACTATGATATGTATTAGAGTTTTCTAGTGTTTGTAAGATATCCTCTCCGTGTATTTTACCTATCAAATATGCATCATGTGGATTACGTAGCATCATTTCATCACCGTTGGTTCCAGACAACAGTATACTAGGTTCTTTCCAATGGTGTATGTTTCTGTATGCCCAAAACTTACCTATACGTGATCTAGTATGGCAAGTAAAGTAATCCATATCTTTATATTCAGCAGTTAATAGTTCAAATGGAATTTTGTGCTTTAATACAAATGACATAATAACACCAGTATCAACACCCCCTGTTGGAAAGAACTTTATTGGTGCTTGGTCTTCAAAGTTACCAACCTTATCGTCTAAGTAATCATATAGGTAGTCAAACAATTGATCATCGTTCATTTTAAGATCTGTAAACTCTCTAGGCTCGCTACTTTTAATAACAGTTACAATATCATTTAAAACACTTAAATCTTCGTTAGTAAAAAATTCATTAGTATAGTTGATGATATTACTGATATGTTCTTCGTCATAAAATAACGGAAATGTTCTACGTCGGTCAACAGTTATTGTAATTGTATTATTTTTACATGTAATAATACATTTGTTATCTTTTAACCCTTTGCTTATAACTCCGTTGTCGTTAGTCCATCCGTTGTCAAGATCAATGAACAACCCAGCATACTGGACATGCACAGGAAATTCTATATTTTTATTTCGACTAATATTAAAAAACATAAAGGTCACCGAATGCCGATTTTAGATCTGAGTTAAGTTTTGATTGCATTTCGTCTTCCGGGTACTGCCCTAGATTATCCCAGTCAACCATAGTAATAGTATTACCATCGATAATCATGTTGCTTAATGTCCAATCCCCGTGATACCAAGGATGGGTTTCTTTAATCTGTCCAATACAGAAGTCGTGTATACGTTTTACAAAATCTAAAGTATGCGGGAACTCGCTTGCCGGCACTCCGGGTATAATGTTATATGAAATCCAATTGTCACCGCAGTCTATAACAAAACCAGGAACATGAGTTTGCAATAATTGCACATGCTCTTGTATCCACATGGTTGGACGATTACCCCATACTTTTACATAGCGATCCCCGTCAAGAAACACCGAACGTTGTTTTTCTTTGTTTTCTCTGATTAGTTTCATAGGGTTATAGTATGTAATAAATAGTGATACAATATATTTAACTGCTAAGTTATTAGGAGAAGGCAATAGTGACAGCAAGGGTAATCAAAGATTATGACCCAAATAATCATGGAATAACAGAAGATTTTCTGTACAATACCAACGATTGGGATCTAATCGAATTGAACTATAATGTTGATAGCACACTACTTAAAGAATGGTGGGCCTCTATGCTGGTACAATTTCCTGAGTGCCTGTTTAATTTTAATGAACAGCACGAAAAACTTAATTTAGAAAAAAGTAAAGAAATGGTCGAGGAAGGATTCTGCGGATATTATTGCGGACCTATTGACGGTATAACACTAGCATGGCCAGCTGAAAGATATGAAGGGCTACCTCCGCCTTTCCAGTGTGATCCTATACAGTTTCCTGAAGTCAATTTATCCACGTTTATTGACGATGCTAAGATAATGTCTAAGTTTAAATTTGGATACTTTGCTACTCTAACTGAAGTACTAGGTATAGATGCATTTAGACAAGCTATTGTATCAAGACACTACCCAGGTATGTATATCAGACAACATAGAGATAGCAAAACTTTAAAATTACATATTCCAATTGAAGCCGATGATGGGTCGTATTTTCATTTTGGCGAAGCTCGTGATCGCAAGTACCATTTAAAAGAAGGCAAAGCCTACATTCTCAACACAGGCGATTGGCACGGTACTAGTAATGATACTGATAACTTTAGAAGCCATTTGCTTAGTAGAGTAACAAGAACTAGTATGATGTCTTTACTATCGCTTGTTAATGAATGAAATTAAAGTATACCCTCAATTTGAATTTTGTGAAACTACAGCGTTCAACGATAGCAATGTAGAGCAGTTTAACCATGACTTTTTTATTTGCTTAAATTCCTCTGGCAATATACATAGCATACCGCATTTTAAATTTGAACATTACAATGTGTTAAATATGTACTTTGATGATACAGATGTTAATCGTATTAAGGTATCTGGGGATATAATATATTATGCAGTTGCATGTACTGTAGAGCAAGCACGAACAATTAAAAAATTTGTAGACACAATCCCAGACAATTCTACTGTGCATATCTATTGTGCAAAAGGTAAATCAAGGTCTCCTGCTGTAGCAAAGTTTATAAACGAATACAAAGGTATGAATAATCTAAGTTATTCTACTTATAACAAACATGTATATAATTTGTTATGGAGCATCTAATGAATTTTAAAGTTAAAAAGTTACCTAACATACAGTTTGATATACAAGAACTAATTGCATATTACAATGCAGTAGAATTGAATTTCGATCAGTTGCGCTGGATAGTTCCGACTACTGTTGATACTAAGACCCATACTGTATCTAAAATGTATAGCTGGGCAATACAAAGTAACTTAAACGACCCTACAATGCCTTGCCCTCCGTATCATATTGACGGCATAGATAATGTAAGCGAGCAGGATCGATTTAATGTGCCGACGGCATTGATATTTGGTTTTGCAGAAAAAATAATAAATGCATTTCCTACTATTAGGCAAACCAGTATTGCTGGACATCCTCCAGGGACTAAGATTGATCTGCATCTTGACAATGACGAGTTTTTAAAAATACATATTCCAATTAAGACTAACCCAGATGCATGGTTTTGTTTTGAAGATGAACAATTTAATTTAGAAGCAGGGTCTGCTTATATGATTAATACCGCTATACCTCACGGTACAGATAACCTAGGCACTACAGATAGAATACATTTAATTTTTAAATTTTCAGCTAGCGATATTGATACTATATTAACTACGGACTACACTATATGATACCTGCTAGTCAAATTGATTTTTCTGCATTAGATACCGAAGGTGTGCAAGTTCCAGGTAGCCACCATTATATTAGAACGTTTCCTAAGATTGATGTAGGGTGGAAAATTAAACCTTGGTTCCAAATAGATCTAGAAAAATTAAGAGCTTGGTACTCTGATCTAGAACGCGACTACAGCGATTGGAAATTTATACAAGGCGAACATGATTACATGTGGTCTACTAACCCGCACGACCCCACAGCTACCAAAGGGCATTGTTTAATGCCAGACACTGCATGGTATAATTTGTGTTGGAACCCAGTAGATCGAGTAGGTGTTGTTCCACCCGAGCGTAGTAACACTAAACCTGAGTATCGAGAAGTTGAAGATAATAACGATTTGAATCCTAGAGAATGTTTTAAAGGCTATGGTTTAGAAATCTGCGAGGTTATCCAAAAGCAGGCTAGAATAAAAAAAGTTGTTATAAGTATACTGACAAAAGGCACACGTCTAATTGAGCATCAAGATGCTCCTGACAAGTTTAGATTCCATATATCCTTGTACAACAATAAAGATGCACATTGGATTATAGATGGTGAAAAAATGAACATACCCGATGACGGCTGGGTATACTTGGTAAACACCTCTCTACCGCATACTGTATGGAATGACGGAGACGAGCCTAGGATAAATTTATACGGTAAGATTTATACCGAAGATGTAATTAAATTAGGACTTTGATATGTTAGGATTTTTGTTAGCTATTATTATTGCGTTTATGTCTATGGCATTTACTATTTTTTGCGGTATCAAATATGTGCATCCTGGTTCGCATAGGGGGTACGGAGACTCCAAACAATTGGTTCCGTGGAAGGATACTATTAAACACAAATGGTGGGACTACAAAGATATTCCTGTGCCAGTACACGGATTAGTAGCGCATGTCATCAGAGGTTGGTGGTGGCTAGCTACAGGTACAAATTTAAGAGAGTGGGCATCAGTACACCGTCACAATCACATTCATGCAGATAACAAATGGATAGACGGCAGACCTGAAACTAGGCTTGGTAGAGCTAAACTATATGCAGGCCAAGCAAACAATATCTCATTAGTAAACGATTATGGTATTGAAACACCAAACACCTGGATTGATAGAAACGTATATTATACTATGCCGTTATTGGGACCTATTGTATATCTAGTTCTATTGTACTTACTACTAGGTGTTGTAGGTATAATTCCGTGGCTAGCACAAATGTCTTGGTTTTGGTTCTGGCGTTCAGAATCTGTTAACGGATATTACTTACAAGACTTTGAATGGAACAAACTATTCCATAAACTTAAAAGCGAAGGTTATTACAAATGAAAAAGAAATTAGTAGTAGTGGGCGGTGGAACCGCAGGATGGATTACATTATCTTATTTGGCCGCAACAACTGATTTAGATTTAACTATTATACATAGTAACGAGATTGAAATAATAGGTGTGGGGGAAAGTACAACACCCACTATACGATACGTTGCACAAACAGTAGGCGTTGACGAAACTAAATGGATGAAGGACGGCCGTGCAACTTACAAATACGGCATTGACTTTATTGATTTTAATCAAAAAGGATCTAGCTGGATCCATACATTTGACGACTTAATTCCAAGCCATTGCTTTCACCAAGCATTATCGCACAACGGAAAAGAAGTATACCCTAGAGGGTTAACAAGTGTTGAGTACTTTTTAAAGTTACGCGAACAAGATCCTACCAAATACAATAGTGATTTGTATAACAGGATGCACGGATCTAATCAGTATCTTTTTGAAAATCGTCTTAGCCCGTACGGACAAGATGGTAATGTTAATATAGGAGATTTTCCAGGATACGGATATCATATTAGCGCATTTGAATTTGGCAACAGTCTGCGAGAAGCTACATCTAAAGACAAGTATACAGAAATAGTAGATACCATTGTTAAAGTTAACCATACAGACGACGGTATCAAATCTGTTGTATTAAAAGATGGTACAGAAGTTTTTGGAGATATATTCTTTGATTGTACTGGACAAAAAAGATTACTAATTGGTAACTATACATCATATAAAAAATACGAGGACCTTAGAAATAATCAAGCAGTGTTTGGGGGTATTGAAAATTATAAATCTACTAAACCTGCTACAGAAGCTATTGCACAAGAAGCCGGATGGATATGGGCTATCCCTACAGCAAATAGATTAGGATCTGGGTATGTTTACTCTTCTGATTTTATAACCGAAGAACATGCTGTTAAAACTATTTCTGATTATTGGGCAAGCAAAGGCTTAAAGTGGGAGCACCAAAAGACTGTTAAGTTTGTTGGCGGCCGCTTAGAAGACATTGCCATTAAAAATATAGCAAGTAACGGACTATGCCAAAGTTTTATTGAACCGTTAGAAGCTACTAGTATTATGGTTACTTGTGTAACAGTTATGGCGTTTGCAAGACAATATAACAAACATAAAGACTGGAGTCCACGTTCTAGTCAAGTATTAAGCACTATGATGAAACAGTTCTTAGAAGATACTAAAGATTTTGTTAGATATCATTACGAACTAAGCAATAGAACTGATAATGATTATTGGATGAGTTATAAAAATCCAAATGTATTGCAAGAAGTCTCAGATCGTATAGATAGACGACTAGCTATGAGCTGGGTTAACAAGGGAGAAACAGTTCTTAATGGATGGAACTGGACTAGTATGCTATTGGGGTTTGATAAGCAGTATGTAAATAAACTACCAGACCTAAGTGAAAGACAACTAGAAGAATACAAGTTCTATGCTGATATGTTACAACAGCATTATACTTTTTTAAATAAAAATAATTTAACTATTGAACAACGATTAAAGAATATCCATGGGTAGTACTTTATTTCGTTGTTCCCAGTAATTAACTTCTTGTATCTGCCATACACTTTGTATTGTATTGTACAGCATAAAATTATCGTGTGTTCGTACAAATACACCTCTAGATGCTAGTCGTGGCATTATAACACTATCCAACTGCTGGCTTTTAGCAAAGTGTGTTTCATTAGACTTGGTGTTACTAGTCATATAAAACTCACTATTAGGATACTGTTCCTTTATAAATTTTATCTGCATGGGTAAAAAATAACTAAGATGAAATCCAATTTTAAATACATCCTTAGTTAATCCAGATGTAAGTGTGTATCCTGGCAGTTGGGCTCCGCGAAATAAACAACGCCACGCATTAGGCCCAACTTCGGGAAACTGGTGTACTCCTGCTAAGTTCCAAATGATATCTTTATCGTTATCGTAACCAATAAAGTATTGTCCGTAAGGCATAACTATTTGGTCTAATTTAATAGCCTTGAAGCTTTCGTTATTTTGCCAACCAAATTCTTTACAAGTGTTACAAAAGTCTAGTAATTTTTTATAATCAGACTCTTGTAACAATCTAATTTCAAGGTTGGGTTTTCCAGGTATCGTTAGTTGCATGGTCTTTTCGTTTTAAAAATACTCTATTAGTAACATCAAATATATCCCCAGTAGGTACACCGTTGACAACACACTCGCCCTCGTCGGTGAATTCTACCAAGTATCCGTCCTTAGGTGTAAAATCAAATGACGCAGTATTGTACCCAACGAACACTGGTGGTGGTTGTTCTGTCATGCCATACCAGTTTGCTACTAATTGCACACCTTTATTTCTAAATGTATCTATCATTGATTGCTGTATAGCTTGACTGCCGGTTACCATATAGCGCACACACGACATATCTAGTTCACGCCACTCTTTTGTTTTTTCTAAAATTTCAAAATGTTTTGGCAACAATGAAATGTACGTAGGTCTATATTCATTAAACAGTTTTACATACTTGTAAGGATCAAACTGCATAGATATTAAATGTGCTCCAGCGGCAATAGCAGGCTGTGCTGTAACCGTATAGTGTGCAATAACATTTGCTGGAAACACGTCAAGTACTATGTCTGATGATGTAAGTCCAATTTCTCTAATACTTCTTTTAATATGGCTTAACATGTCCGTGTGGAATACCTGTTTTGGTTCTTTAGTGCTTCCGGAGGTATACAATGTTAATTTCATAGTGTATTTACTTGTGTATATCACTATTGCAATCCATCGTGAAACCTGTCTATAAATAGACGTATGAATTTATACTCATTCCTATCTAATCATTTTAACACCGGAACTGTTTTTGAAATGCTTGACGGTAAAAAATGGACATATAATGATCTCGAGAGAGAATCGGCCAAGGTAGCAAACTGTGTTGCAAACTTAGGCCTCCCAAAAGGATCTGTAATTGTAACACAATTACCAAAGTCTGTTAACAACATTTTTATCTACTTAGGAGTTATACGTGCAGGCATGGTATATTTTCCTCTTGATCCTACATTTACTAAGACTGAAGTTGAATTTTTTCTAAATGATAGTGGCGGTATCTTATTACCTGAAATATGGCAAGATATGCCAACAGTATTTCATACTATAGATGTGTCCGATACACATCCGGCAGTAATGTTATATACTTCTGGTACATCGGGTAAAAGCAAAGGTGCAATATTAAGTCACGGTAGTATGAGAGGCAACTTGTTAGCATTTGATAAAGTTTTAGATTGGCAGCCTAGTGATAGGCTGTTACATTGTTTGCCGGTGTTTCATGCTCACGGATTATTAATTGCAACACATGCTATGTTATACAGAGGTAGCAGTTGTATTTGGTTAGATAAATTTAGTGTGTCGGATTGTATTCAAGCATTGCCAAAAGTTACTATAATGATGGCAGTGCCTACAATTTATAATAGACTGTTAAATTCTATCACTCCTGAAGTGTCAAAGCATATGAAGGCATTTATTTCAGCGTCGGCTCCGTTACCTTCTATTACAGCAGAACAGTTTTACCTGCAATCAGGAAAAGAAATAGTTGAGCAATATGGCACTACTGAATCGCTCCGTATAACAAGTAATCCTATTGACAATGTTAAGCGTGGAACAGTTGGTAAGACTATCCCAGGAATGGGTGTACGTATTAATGACCGAGATGAAATAGAAATTAAGGGCGATAGTTTATTTTTAGGATATCATAAACTCCCGTCACCATTTACAGAAGACGGCTGGTTCAATACTGGAGACCAGGGCGTGTTTGACAAAGATGGTTTCTTAACAATTTTTGGAAGGACTAAAGACATTATTATTCACAAAGGTCTTAAAGTTGTTCCGTCAGAAGTTGAAACTGTATTAGAGCATTGTGCAGGAATAACAGAAGTGGCTGTAATAGGCTTGCCCGATATTGATGCTGGTGAATCAGTATGTGCTGTAATTATTGCAGATGACAAGTTTGATATTGCAAATATTAAGGAAAGTATTAAACAACTAGCAACATTCAAAAAGCCAACTACCCTTATGGTGTTTGAAACTTTGCCTAAGACCCAGTTAGGAAAAATACAAAAAAATAAAATACGTGCCGCTATTACCGACAACACAATGCAAGGAACAATATACCGTTTATAATTGAGTTAAAATTAGATCGCCCAGTTCTTTATGTATACCAACTCCAGCATGAGAAGCATAAGGAGTTCCATTTAATGCTTCCATTTTATAATCTCTAGCCCAGGTATAATTAATATCATCCATTTTCTTTCTCATGTCGACTCTAAGAGTTTCAGATTCTAAAACATATAGGTCATCTGCAAAGAATGATACGTCTACAAATTTAATTCCTAAACTACGACATGTAGTTTTCATTATGTGTCTCCACAAATGTCCTTCCTGTATTGCATAGTCCGTATTTAATAGTGCCTTGTACGCTTCTAAATGATGCGGATATTTTTCTGGATCTGCGGCCAGTATGTCTTTCGTATAAAGTAAAAATTCATCTTGAGAATAAAAAATAGTATTTGCATAAGGAGCATGATATGCTATAACTATTTTAGGTAGCTTAGGTGCTACATTAAGCATATTCATAAAATTTATTGTTTGAAATTTTAAGGACCCCAAAGGACTGCCCCAGGTAATTAAATCCATACCTAGTGTGTTGGCAACAATATCGGTATATCTTTCTTCCTCATTAATACCAACACCCATAGCAATACATCCGCCTGTTGCAAAGATATAATTATCTTGATCAATGTCTGCCAATTCTTTCTTTTGTCGTAAGCCGTGCGAATTAAAATTATAAGTGATATCTTTATTATGATATATCCAATCAGCAGATACAGTTTCTTGATTCTTTTTAAAAAGCGATTCAGAGTCAGTCGCCCAGAATTTTAATTGTGTACTTTTTGGTATGGACGGGTGTAGCAGTGGCCATTGATAAAAGTCGTGTTTCCAGTTTAAATCTAAATATGCTGTTGATTTTTTTACGTTCATTGTACGTGTACCTTTAAGTTACATAACTTTGTTATTACTTCGTTCTTTGGATTATTGTGTAGCATCCACCAATCTTGATCATCGTGATTAACAGCAGAGTGTGTCATGCCAGTATTGAGTAAGTATGTGCATCCAGATTCTAATTTATATTGTCTACTTGGATCGCTCATATAATCAAAATAATGATTAGCTCCTATCTGCGGAATGGTATGCATACGTATTAGTTGTCCTTTATTTGTATCTCTATGTGCGTTTAGTCCGCACTCTTTAGGAAACTTTACCAAACGTGCTATTTGAAATACATCAGGACCTAGCAATTCGTAATACCTTTTCCAAAATCCAAACATATACTTTTCTAAATTCTGATTACAGTTTTGATGAAATCCTTCTTCGTAAACTTCCGGGAACTGTTTTTTACAAGCATAGACAATAAAAGGTATTACACCTTCTCGTTGAAATGACCATTGTAGTCCCCATTGTTCTGGTTGTGCAGTAGCAGTGCGTACTAGTAGGTTCTGCTGTGTTGCTAGGAATCTTTCTTTGTGTGACTCGTCTACAAGGTTAACTAATTCAAAGTTCCATATTGAATCTTGATTATTTTTTTCTACAGAGTTGACCCACTCCATTGCTGAGACTGTATCAACGGTTATGTTTAGTTTAATTACATCCCAGTCATCATTTTGAAGATCTTCGTATGTAAGTCCTGTTGAGTCTTCGATATATCTATCCATAAAAAATCCCTAAATTAGCATCAAACTATTTATAGACGCTAAGTTAGGGATTAGTATTTTTGTTAAACTATTAACCCGGTAACAATGCCCATGCCGCTCCGTTGTAAATAACAGCTTTGTTAGTTACTGATGGACTCGTACCAGAAGCCATAAACACCATCATGCCTGCTACTGGTGTAGGAATTGCAGTAGTTCTTGCGGCATCATTTGCATAAGATGTTAGTTGGAATACTGGTGCTGTAAATGCACCATTGGCACCAAAAGATGCTGTTACAATGTTTGATGGAGTATTATCAGTATTGATAATAAATTCAATTTTAGTTTTTGCAACGTTTGAAACTAAGTCGCCGCCGTTTGAAATAGTTGCTTTAATTACTGCCAAGTCAATTGGCAATGCTCCAAAGCCGCCACCGTTAACATAACCAGTAAAGTAAATTTGACCAATACCGTCTCCTGTTGCAAGCACCGAAGGAGTAGCAAGTGTGCCTTTTTGGCCTTTCAATCTAATTGCACTTACAAACTGCCCAATACCAGAACTTCCTGATGTAAGTCCTTTGACGGTAAATCCTGCTGTACTTGATACAGATGTATCAGAAATGACTTGTACGTTAGCAGTAGTAGTGTTGGATCCCATGTAAATTTGTGTTGCAGGGGAAACAGCAAAAATGTTGTTGGTATAAACACCGCCAGCAGTTGCAGTAATGTTGCCTGCGGTAGCAGTAATGTTACCATTAGTTGCAACAATATTGCCGTTGGTTGCAGTTATTGCACCAGTTGATGCAGTAATCGCACCTACAATGCTGATTGCGCCTGTACCTGAACTAGTAACGTTGAAGTTACCAATGTTTAAGTTACCGCCCAATGCTGGACTAGTATCTTGACTAACACTTGTAATACCAACACCGTCTAGTGTTACATTGGCACTTATAGTTTGAGTAGTTGGATTATACGTAAAATATACATCACCCCCACCGCCACCTGCACTATATGCTGTTCCTGTAATACTACCTGTAGTAAATGAAGCAATAGCAGTTCCTGCTTGAGCTAGCAATAAAGTGCTACTTAATGTAACGTGTGTAGCATCTACAATAGTACAAACATAATATGTACCAGCGGTAAGTCCTTGTCCGCCTGTGCCTGTCACTGTAAATGGAATGTATGGGTTCATTCCACTAGTTCCGCCACTTACAGTGATTTGACTTGGGCTAATAGCACCTGTCACGTTACCAGTTACAGGTGCTGTACCTAATGTAGTGAACATGCTTGATACAGCAGTTTTTGCTCTAGCATTGGTAAAATATATGCGACCGTATGTTACACCCTCTGTAACTACGTCTGTAGTCAATCCTAATCCTGCACCACTAAAATTTAAAGTCTGTGTTCCAGAGTCCCAAGTAAGACCTGTACCAGCCGCGCTGGCTACCACGTTAATGCCACCGGCGGTTGTTCCGTCACCAACGTATAATTTCTTGGTGTCTGTTGTCCAAGAGATCTCTCCCTCGTCAAAAACAACTCCAGTTCTTTGGCTCTCTATTCCGCGTCTAATTTGTAGCGACATGTACTATCTCCGGTATTCTATAGTATATTTATTCTCTACGCACAGAAGCTTGAGCCAAAAAAATAGGGCCCTAAGGCCCTATTAAAGTGCTACTATATTACATAGTAGGACCGTTTCCGTTCTTAAATCCTACTGATCCGCCTTCTGCTTCGATGTTCTTAATGACATCTTCAAATAAGATAGGCGCAAAGTCTGGTGTTTGTTCTACGCAAACGCAATGATAACGGACATCGTTTTCATTGCTGTATAAAACTTCTCCAGTTCTAGCATCTACTCCACGGGCTTTTTTAACACGATTTGCGTGTAAGTGTCCGTGAATGTTAGTACCAAAACGTCCAAGACTTTCTGCGTGAACAGGAATATGGCTAAGGATCATACCGTTCATAACGTGATAAGCTCTAAGTTCTCTAAAGTACATACGATACTCGTCGTCCCTAAAGATATCGTGGTTACCACGAATCAAAACTTTGTCTCCGTTAAGTCTGGATAAGACTTTTAACGCTTTCCGATTAATAACAACATCACCCAAATGGTAGACCTTATCAGTGGGCTTTACCCGTTCGTTCCACGCCTTAACCATTGCTTCGTCCATTTCATCTGGATCAGTCCATGGACGAAGTTTTGTAACACCATCGTTACGTGTAAAGCGACATACACCGGTGTGTCCAAAGTGCGTGTCGCTTACTAAGAATACACTTGGCATATTCGCCTCCTTTCATTAATAAACTTCTTTTACAATATTGTACTCGCTAGCGGGCCATTTGGCTTTAAATTCATCAGTCTTTACATAGTCATTAAATGATTTAGCATCAAAAAACATCTTATGAAATTCTGTTTTAAATGAGTTCTTTTTGGTTATCGTTAGATAAACCGATTTTGCTTTGCCAGCCATTGAGTACCTTTCATTGTTTAATAATGTATTATAACAGTTATTTAACAATCAGTCAATCAGTGGACACTTTCTTTTGCATCCACTTCGCACTCCACTACCCAATTGTCAAACTGAGTAAACTTGTTTACTTCTACACCCAAACCAACTGCTTCGTTTACAAAGTGTTGTAAGAGCGCATTGTACAGTTCGTCGGGCATAGTGTCTTTATCAAATTTAATCTTCATTATGGTCCTTTGATAGTTCTGCTACAAATAAAAACTTCTCGTATGCTAGGCGTACACTAGGAGCCGCCAACAACTTATCAGCTTCCTCCATCATGGCCTTGACTCCTGCTTCGGCACAGTCATGCACACTGAGCCCGGTTAGTGTGCAAAGTTCGTCACCGAACTCTTTGGCCAACTTTTCCCACGCCCGCTTCTGTCCTACAGTAATAGGAGTCTTCTGTGGTCTAAGCTCGCTAGCCTTTGATATGGCCTTGCAGATAGCATCTTCTGCTACACGGCCAGCGGCAATCATAGCCGCATAGTTTGGATCAATGTTAAACCTGCGTGAGACACCACCTGGATAACTCATAACTAAATGATTACCCTTGGGGAAACTATCTAAAAAGTCGTTGTCATACTCGGCTACCGGCACATACTTGCGCCCAATTTTTTCGTAATATATCTTTTTCATGATACTACCCAATCCATATCTTCTTTGATTTCAATACTTTCATTACCGTCATACTCGTGTATACGAAAGGCTGTTCCTACTGGAATCCACTCTACTTGCAAGTCTTCTAATCCGCCATCGTAGGCTTCTGGAAATCGTAAAGTAACATAGCTACGAGCTTCGTCAAACTTTTCGTTTTCAATAAGATCTACAAGCATAGGATCAAACAACAATTCTTCACCGTAGTTTGAACTATTCCAAGAGTACCAACCGGCACCGTAGCCAGGGCTATATAGCACACCAACTTTACCATCTCGAATTAGTTTTTCCATCATACTCTCTCTTTCTTTACACGGCCAATACGGCTAGCTTTATTCCAATCGTATGCAATGCCATCGGGGCATACACCATTTTGAACGCTATCTACTCCAAAACGTCCAACTACTTCAAAGTCTTCGCCTCGAATAGTTACAAACGCATCTATAGTCTTAGCAAAGGTCATTGCCTCATTTAAGGTTATAAATCGTTCTACTTCAATATCGCTAAACACTACACTATACATTCTTCTCTCGTTTTCTTTTCAAATATGTTTCATTATTGCAGTAAGGCCAAATAGTTGGTATTACTGCATCCTCAATTTCGCTGATTTGTTCAGCAGTCAAGTGATCAAGATTCCAAACTAGTACAGGTAGGGTGTCTACCTCGACCCGGTGCTTTACTGGGAAATTTAGGACCCCGGGTCCTACCTTTCCTTTCTGGATTCGGATCCAGTGGGCTGGAATTGACTCTACGTCTTCTAATAGATATTTGCATACACCCTCCTTAAAACCTTCTGGGAACTGCCAGCGCGGTTCCTTCTTTTCTCTAGCAGGGCCATACAATGTAGCCAAATCACAATCCAACTTAGGACGATGTGTCTGATGACGATTAATAACAGTATTAGTCGCTGCCTTGCCAAAATAAAAATTCTTTTCTGGATAGATATAATACAAGCCTCTGTGGTTGCCCACTTCTTGTCTGTTAATTGCGCCTTCGGTAGTTGAGTAAGGCTCGACCCAGTCGTAGCCCAACTGCTCAAATACCTGACGAATTTGATCAATCACATTAAACCTACCATTCTAAAATACTCGTCATGCGGTACATAGAAATCCGTTTTGGGATCCCAGTACTTGCCTTCTTTTGGATCGTAGTACAGGATACGTCCTGCAACTAAAAACGGGCCTTCCATTTTTGGCAAAGGACCGTAGCCTTGATACAAGTCTGCTGTCTTACCCAAAATTTTGAATCCCATTCTACGCTCCTGTTTTGCTAGTATGTGTATATTGTAACATAAGACTAGCCAAATGTCAAATTATGAGTGTTGTATTAGTACAACAGAATTGGAGCAACGGGAGGGATTTGAACCCCCGGTTTTACGGATTTGCAATCCGTTGCATTGGACCTCTCTGCCACCGTTGCATAAATTTGCCTAACTCATTTTGGCCATATAACGACCCCATGTCCAAAATGTTTTTACCTTCTCGATCTACTACCTGTATATTGCCTAGTATGTTGCTATCAAGTTTAAAACTACGTTCACCTGTAATAAATCGATTATTACCAAGTCCCATTTCTAATTGGCTAATATGATGATTAAATTGTTCTTTGGACCAGGAAAATATTTCTTCATCGTCTCTTAACATATACATATGACTACTTTGATGTACGATTTCACAATGCAAATCGTTAAGTCTGGTACTATTGTTTGGCCATTTCCAATCTAACATAAAGTAAGGTATTCCTAGCACATGACTTAGATGGGCAATCCCGCCTTCAAATCCTATAATTGCTTTACAGTATTTGATCATTAGCTCTACTTTTTCTTCGAAAGTCGTAGTGCCGCTGTCTAATGTAATTACATCATAGTCATGTGTCTTACAATATTCAAATAATCTAGTATAATAACTAATAGGTCTATATCTAGTTTGCGGCCATTCGTTTTTTTCAGCGGCTACAATTAGTTTATTATAATCCCATTGCATCAAATGTCGGTCGTCATTCATGTAATTACCGGACCCATTGTAACAAACTAGCCCAATGTAGCCTTTACTAGATTTTGAACCGACTACTGGTAAGTTTTTTCCAAAAATATTTACACTATCAGTACGATAATAATCGGAAAATAATTTTAAAGGCCAGCCGTAATTGGGGAAATTACCTGTTGAATTTACTAATCTTAGTACAAATCGATAATCAGGTATATTTAATACTCTTTTGATAGTACACAATGTATCGTATGTACCATGTTCATTGCTTACACTAATTTCTATAGGATCTGGGGCACTACATATGAGACTTACAAAACATAGCAAGTCGCCCATTCCTACGCTGTTTGTGTTGTCGTAATGAACTTGATGCATATTAAATGGTGGGTCCTGACGGGTTCGAACCGCCGACCTACACGGTGTAAACGTGCCGCTCTACCAACTGAGCTAAGGACCCGGTATTCTTATTTTACTTTGAGTAGATACTTTCTGGGATCTACTAATCCTTCTTGTATCTCTAGCAATGCTGTTACAATAGGAAAATTGTGTTCATACTTTTCACTGCCTTTATTTTGGCGGCGAATTTCTCTAGCTCTTGCCGCGGCAATGAGAACTAGATCGTATCTAAAATCATTACAATTCAGTACAAGTTTTTGATTGTCCAATTCTGGACCACGACTAGCAACTAGTGTTTTCATATAATTCCTTTGTAAAATAGTATTTTAACACAACTACTAGATATAGTCAACGTCTGCGGCTAAAATAAATCTATAATTATCACTTTGGGCAATACCGGGACGATGCCAAGTTTCACTAGGGTATATGATCCAGCTATAGTAACTTGGGCGTACAAAAAACTTGCCATCACCTTCCGGGCCATTTGGTGCTAGTTCTGTACCGCATGTATCCCAATCTTTGACATCTTCGGGAATATGCAAATACATAATACCGCTGATACTTTTGCCACTATGCTTATCATGGTGATGCCAATATTTGTTTCTATCTTCCTGTGTTTTTTGATTAGTCATAAACGACCATGCCATCATATTACTTACACGAGCTTCGTGTCCTAAATATAAAAACACACTAGTTAAAAATGTCATACGATATTTTAACCAAACAGCCTCTGGTCTTCCAAACAAATTTTCTTGTGTTTGGAAAGGAGGACTGTTTTTAAAGTAGTTGCCGCTTTCGATTATACTTTTGATAATGCCTATAGCTGTGTCGTTTTCGGTAGCTGTAATTAAGCTACTGTAATCATACTTGCGGACTAACTCGTTACTATCAATTATCATCCTGTACGGTGAATTAAATGAAATCCAAATTGTGTTTGTACTGGCTGGCTAATAGCACCAACTGGTGTTGCTACAGTAGCATCTTCAAATGGCTTGACCATTTGTCCTGGCCCAAAGTCGCCAAGGTCGCCGCCACGTGCTTTACTTGGGCACGAACTATGTTGCATTGCTAGTTGTCCAAAGTTTAATGGACTTGCTTCTGCTAGGATTGCTTCAGCTTGTTCTTTTGTACTTACTAAAATATGACTTGCTCTCATTTCTTTCTCTCTTTTAAAATTGGTCGGAGTACAAGGATTCGAACCTTGGACCCCCTGGTCCCAAACCAGGTGCGCTACCAGACTGCGCTACACTCCGTGAATTTATTTACTCTGCGTTTATATAAGTTATTGTTAATCTGAACCATTGTAGGGATACTTTCCGCCCCACTTACTACATCTAGGTTGTGATGTACATTCTCTACAATGATAGACATACACAGGCTCGCCATCTTTTTTGGTTTGATTGCCGTCGTATGTATATCCGTTTGCATCAACCTTCATCCCTCCAAGTAGTCTGTCTGCATCTTCTGCCGTCTTTACTTGCGTAACAACTTCTATAGGAAACTCTGGATGAACCTTTTCATGCCAAAACTTTTTAACTGATGGAACTGTTGGATGATCCGAAAACAAAATAAAATCTTCACAAGCCGCACCATCTAACCAAAATGGTTCTTGACGAGCATGTATAGCTTTGGCTGGGCATGCATCGACACAATCATAACAGTTTGTGCATCTACTCCACAGTTTGTGATTGATCCTTGTGTTAGTAGGTATGTCAGTTATCTCTTCCCAAAAACCATAGCATACTGCGTGGAAGTCAAAGCCAAACTCATAACTGTATATCAATGAGTTTCTTGCTTTTACTCCTAGACCTGCAAACATTACAGCTTCTTTATAGTTTGTGTAAAGTGGAAACCAATTTGGTATACCACTTGCTTTCATAATGTCGATGGACTCATCATAGTGACCATAGTCCCATGTATGTCCTTTCCTAACAAGAACAATAGTGTTAACTAGTTCTGGAAATCTATATGTGTTTGTGTAATCCATTCCATGAACATGGAATTTATTTTTTATAGGGTAATTAGATACTTGCTTTAATTGCTCTGCACTTATTACGCCTACGTCCCAACAACTTGTATCAAACAATGCTTTAATTGTATTGAATGATATCATATTATGGAGCGGAGTGAGAGAATCGAACTCTCGACCGAAGATTGGAAATCTGCTGTTTTACCATTAAACTAACCCCGCTTATACTTCTGTGCCAAATCGAACAACCGCAGTCATTCGACTTCCACTTTTTATTTCTCTTACTCCATGCATATACATTTCGTAATTGCCAGCTGGAAATACTAATATAGTTCCGACTGGTAGTTTCATCTCTAATTTTAAATTAGGAAAATATAATTCTCCACCTTCATATTCGTCTGTACAATTAATTAGCGCAGTACGTGCCCATGGAGTACTATGATCTTGTGGTCCTATATCGATGTGAGGATAGCTATAAGCACCAGTAGGATAAAATAACAACTCGTTATAAAGTTGTCGTCCAAACTGTGCTAGTCGCTTGCCAAACGGAAATTGCCTATTAGGACAAGCTACAACATCTTTGCTGTAGTCTATTGGAACTGCTTGTACAGCGTCTTTGTCAAAAACCGCTACAAGTCTCGAAACTTCTTCTTTAGTAAAAAAATTTGGATATACTTGTAACATATTATTTGGTGCCCCTTGTCCGACTCGAACAGACCACCTACTGATTACAAATCAGTTGCTCTACCAGATGAGCTAAAGGGGCAAATTTTTACTTGAACGTTTCTATTACTTTAAATTTACCTACATTCAAGGTTTTCTTTAATTGTGTTATACGATTAACAATTTTACCTTTTTCTTTTGGACGACTAGACTTTTCTAACATATCTTCTAATTGTGCAAGACTCAATGGTCCTAAACGTGTTTTACCTGTTTTTGTTTTCATTGGGTCGTTTACTTGATTCTTCTGATTGCTTCCTTTCGTTGCCATCCTACTCTCCTATCGTATATTTTACTTATAAAATTATTATCTGTCAACCAGCAATTATGATCTTTCAGGGAAGTAATCCTCTAACATACCTTCTCTATGTATATCTGATGTTATACAATGTAATCCACCATCCCAAAAATATCTGTGCCTAAAGTTAACAATATGGGGAGTAATACCGTATTCTGCAAACTTATCAAACACTTCTTTATTATAGCTACAGCATGCCACATTCTTTTTATCTATGATTAGCATGTTAACATCAAATGTAGTTTCTTCTACATAACCGACCCAATGATTAAGCCAAGACTCTATAAAGTCTGTAAACTCGTCGTTAAGTTCTTGTCCTGGTACCCACCATTTGCCCCTGTTTTTAATTTTAAGATCTAGAAATGGTTTCATGTGATCCCAGTTTGCTTTTGGTACATGCAGTACTTCCCATCCTGGGTATGTGTCTGCGTAGGTCGAAACTTTGTATCCGCTAATAATTAAACCAGGCACTACTGGACTGTAAGTTCCGTCTGCGTGACCTAATGTGTCTATTACATGACAACGATAATTAGGAAACTGTTCTTGCAAGTGTGCTTTCTTTAAATTTAATGCCATTTCTTTTTCATTTGGCATATCCCTGCCTTCGGTCCACCACCCTTTATTAGTTCCAAAGTATAAGTCTTTTCCAATTCGTGTAGTAGTAGCAGTATTCCACCATCTTAATAAATCTGGATCTTTAGGAGGATTTACTACCTTAATATCATTTATAATTTCGTTACCTTGTGCTCGGATATCACTTAAAACATGACCCCATATACTATGATCAGTTACTGGAACATAAGCAAGTCTAAATCCGTCTTCACCACCGGTGTTAACAAATTGACTTTTAAAGTAAAATTTATCACCTAACATGATAGTCCAATCTCTAGGACACATAGGCGGAGGCAAAATTTTACCATCTACTAGATAGTCTTTGTAATTATCGCTAAGAACCGGGCGTAATACCTTTACACCAAATTTCTCAAGCAAGTCTACTAACTTTTGATAATCTTCTTCAGTCTCAGAGGCAATTTGTTCCATAACTGCACGTACCTTAGAGTTTTTAATGAATGAATAAAACTCTGGACTATAACTCTTTCCTACTAAACATGCTTTTAAAGGATCCCAATGTTGATATACTGAATACTTTGTCATATTATCTCCAGGCTGTCATAGCTTGATATGTTTCAGTATTCCAGGAGTTGTAGTATCCTTTTGATTCTAAAAATACCGATGCTTTTTTTAATTCAGATAATTGTTGTATAACAAGTAATCCGCACAAGTCAAAGTTCATTTTTACATCATTAATATATTCAGGATCATCGGGGTGATCTCTCAATATTACAACATTATCTTTATTCAATTCTAAATTTTTACTACGAACAAAGATTGTAAGATCTTCATGTGTTATTAATGTATGATCAAACACAACGATCACAGCTTCCTTATCTTGTAACATATCAATGGATTGGTCTATAGCTTGATCAAAGTGTGCAGGATCATTGAATAATATTTGAATCTTATTGTTTATCCGTGACTGCCGTGCATACGGACACGGAGCCCACCCATTCAATTTTTCATTAGGTTGCTCAATAAAGTCTTTCATCCATTGATGAAGGTGTTTTACAATTAATTCTTGATTCATAATAAATTGGTGGAGGATATCGGACTCGAACCGATCACCCCTAGCTTGCAAAGCTAGTGCTCTCCCAGATGAGCTAATCCCCCATGTGTCCCTATATGCTGAATAAACAACTCAGCGTATTTCTTTTGCCCTTCTTCGCCCCAATGCATACCCAGCCCATACGGACTTTTCGGGGTTCCTTTTAAGTATTCAAAAAAAGTTTTACTTTTATCAAAAAACCCTAAATGTTTTCCAATCCTTGACCCGTATAATTCTAGCAAATTATAATATTCGCTTCGCAAGTTAGTAGACCCTTTAAAATTTCTAGGATCAATAAATGTTTGTAAACAATTCGCAAAGTAATATTCAACCCCATAAGATTCTAATACTTTAGCTAGTGTGTGTATATAGTATAAATTTTTATAATTGGCATAATCTTCTGGTTCTACCATAGAACGTGATTCTATATACCTTAAATAAATTTCTTCCGGAGTATATGGGCTTTTTGTAATATTCAATGAAAAAGATTTATGTTTTTGATCTTCAGCATGCCAATATTCATATCGATTAAATCCACTCCAGCATATAGCAACAACAATATCTTTAGGGTCTTTCTTTTCTAATTCTATCATATTGCCTATGGCTACAATAGTACTTCGACTAATTTGTTCATTGCCTGCACCGCCCATTGCAATATTGATATATTGCCAATTATGATAATCAGCAACCCATCGCGGCCAAGTTAATTCTGGACATTTATGTAATTTATTGGGATCTATATCGACACCTGCGGTATGACTGCATCCATTTGCTAATAATATTTTCATTCGTAAATATGCGGGTCATTCTTACGAACTTCTCGCAACCTTTTCCATAATCGAAAACGATATATTAAATTTTTAATAAATGCTATCATAATGTTTGGCTCCCCGAGGTGGGTTCGAACCACCGACCTGCGGATTAACAGTCCGTCGCTCTACCGACTGAGCTATCAGGGAATATTCTTTACTCTATAGTAGTACTAGCTGTACCGGTATCATTTGTTTGATAGTTAGCAGTACCTCGTGGCGCATTCTTATCGCGTTGTGGTGCTTTAATAACAATCTCACTGCACAACTGAGCATCAATCATCATACGCTTGTATTGATTACGAGCAACTGGATCAACAATAGTACACATCAATCTTTTTGTTTGTTTACTTAAATTAAACGTCTTACCTGGTTTCATGTTCTTTCCTTTGTATATAAATTATAGTTGATTATACATCTAATGTCAATAGTCGGCATGCCGGCTCTGTGATATATATTTCCGTCAAATACTACGCACCGTCCTTTTTTTGGTGATATTCTTACTAACTCTGTTTTATCTTGGTTGTACAAAACAGTATCGCCATCTGTGTCATTTACATAGTAAACAATTACACTAAAAGGATTAGGATCATGTTTATCCACATGTGGAATACCAATAGGTTTATTGTGTATTGGTAACTGCAAGTGTGCTCGCATATTGGTAATTGCTAGTATTTTTTGATTCTTCTTATCTGCTACTGCGTGTGCTACACGAGTATATAAGTCATAGTTAGGATTACGAATTTGTCCATCGAACACTATGTGATTGAATTGTGTAATCTGTCGACGCTGTTCATCTGACACATCGGGATATAGTTTTGGGTTATATGCACTGCTCCTACTGAATCGCCAATTTGCTTCAGATCCTAGTAACGCAGATTCTATCTCATTTTGTATATCAAGATCAACAATGTTGTCAATAATTTCAAAGCTCATGCTGGCCCATGCTCTTAATCATTTTTTCGTTGTCGGCATCTTCCAATACCTTAACCCAATCTTCATACATTCTGTGTATGTTAGAAACGATTAATAATCTTTCCTGATATATTGGCTTCATGTAGTCCGTAGGCTCGATGAAGTGTAGTAAGTAGCCAGGACTAACAACCATCATGCCTTCTTCTAAGCGTAGTCTTTTAAATGGGCTGAATTGATTAGTCCAATTAACTCCTCCGCGGGGATCCATAAAGATCATATTGCCAGGATTGCTATTATTCAGTTTAATATAAAACACACCAACTCCTAGAGTTGAACCATGCTGGTGTGGAGTAATACGATATTCAACATTTGCCTGTATATGTCTAAAATATCCTTTAGCTATACGCATAGGAGGTAACGGCATTTCGGCTTGTAATGTTAACGTCTTTTCTGCTAGCTCTAGTTTTTTCTTTTGTACTTCTAGCATAGTATCCGGAAGGTCTGGTAAACTCCAAACATCTACACTATTTTTATTAGCACGAGGAAGAACATACTTGTACACATCGTCTTTTAATCGTTCGATAAAGTCTTGAGTAAACGGACGAGTCACGCCAATAGGTGTTGACCACAACTGATGTATAGTTTCTTCGCCTTCGCACTTTAGATGAGTTACGCTTCCATTATTCATAGTCATATTTACTTGATATCTCCTATGCCAATAATATTTTTGTATTCTTGTAATTTAAGAGTATTCATCTTATCAATTGGATACTTACGCATTAACTCTTTGATTGTCATAGTATGCAAATCTTCTCGTGTTATTCCAACGTTCATTGCAGTGATCATTTGAAACTCTGAAAACTTATTTCTAAACTTCATCTGATGCCTAAACCAATTAGCTGTTTGAGTACACTTTTCAACTGTTAAATCGTTTGCAGGTAGTACCCATTCTTTATACTTTTCATCATTAGGAAATTCATATCCATAAATTTCTGGATTCAAACTAAATTCACTACTGTATGCGGCCAAACGTTCTATGTTTTGTCCTTTTCTATTATACAAGAATAAAGGATAAAAATCAATATATCCTAGCGGATTATCATCTCTTCCCGCCCATTCGTATAACTCTTTAAAATAGTCCTTAGTATCGTACGGCAGTCCTAGAATAAATCCAGCGGCCATGTTTACTTTCATGTGCCACTTTTCTCCAAGCCAGTATAATCGATCTTTTACTTTGTTTGGATGTAGGCCTTTACCTATAGCCGTTGCGCTTTTAGGTTGCATAGTTTCTAAACCAAAGTAGTTGCCTACTAGTCCCATTTCGGCTAGTAAATCTGCTTGATGTGGATACTTATTAATAAGATCAATTCGTAAGTAACAACTAAATTTTGGTTTAAATGGCAAACTAGTAAAGATACGGTGTAGTTCTTCTATTTTGTCATTGTCGTCATTAAAGGTATCGTCTGTAATGTAATAACTATCTGTACCGTTAGTTTCCCACATCCGTATAAGGTCGTCTCGAACTTGTTCACTAGGTCTAAGATACGTACCTTTTTTCTTTCCCAACAATTGGTAGCTACAAAATTTACATCTAAAAATACAACCACGAGCTAGTTCTACCGGAAGACCTTCACCTGGTAATACATTATAATGCGGCTTCCACCAATGTGTCGATATGTCGTCCATTGCAGGTTCAGGATACTTAGCAGAATCTATCAACATTCGTTCTGCTTCACCAGTCTTGACCATTTCGTAAGGCCCAAGATAGGAAATATCGTTGTGTTTGATATAATTGGTAAATGATACTGTAGCGATATCGGCATAGCCCATAATGTAATAATCTATTTCATCATCTGCTAGTCCATATGGCGTATTTGCGCCACCATAAACTATTTTAGCATTACTATTAGCTCTTATGAATTCCATAATAGCACGAATAAATGCTAACTCTGTATAATACATATTGGCTCTTGAGTCACTGCCTTTGTTCTGCTTGAAAAAGAATGTACTACTAAATCCAACCCATAATGTATCCGGGCCTAAATGTAATGCTAGAGCCGCTTTAATTTCTTCTAATGAAAGATGTATTAGGAAATCTAATACAAAAGTTGTGTACCCTGCATTTTCTAATGCTGTGGAGACTCTATATGGACCCAATGATCGTTGTAGTAAAGGAGCACCGGGAGTTAGTTCCACACCACCGGTGAGTATAATACACTGTGTCATTGTTTCTTTTTAATTCTAAAAACTACAGCATAACGCATGGCAGTTGCCCACGGTGCTGTTGGTTTAGTTGTATGTAATGCTCTGCCATCATATAATACTACACGACCTGGCAATGGACTAATTGTGGCAAATGGCCAGCCTACATTAAAGTAACGGCATTGTCCTCGGCCTTTTTGAAACTGTTGTGTATCGCCAGTCGTGTCGTCATCACTGTAAAAAATATTCTCAGCCATCCATGTGGGATACCATTCTGGATTAGCAAAATAAAGTAATGTATAATTTGTACCTGTAATCAAATCTACCGTATCACGATGAATACCATGACTACGTTTAATTGTTTCATCTGGTTGTGCATTTACATAAACACGAGCAGTATGATTTATGCGATCTGCAATACCTTCTGGATCACCATCTATGGTCCAGCGATTGCCTAATCTACTATTAATAGCATTCCATAAATCTTTGATAGGAGTATGCTGTTCTAAATCCTGTTCGTTATTACCAAATACACAACGATGCATGTACTGGTTGTTTACGCTAGGAATTGAATCATCTAAATATTCCTTTTTGCCGTCTATAGGCTTGTACCAAATAATACTTCCTGGTTTAGGATATGGTACATCTTTTCTAGTTGAATGAAAACTTTGGTTCTGTATGTAGTCCCAAACTTGTTGTTGAAGTGTATCTTCTATCAAATTGTCATATGTTTCAACAGTATATGTTTTCATAATATTTGGCGGAGCGACTGGGAGTCGAACCCAGTCAACGCTTTAACACGTTGTACGGATTAGCAATCCGCTGCCTTACCGTTCGGCCACCGCTCCATGTTCTATCTTGTTACCTTACGTATTAATTTATGCCAATAGTATTTAACACCACGCCAAGTTGGCAGGAAATCCCATACTATGCTAAACCCAACTTCTTTAGGCACGTTACCGTATGCCTTGTCTAACGTTTCTTTACGTGTCATACAGCTTTCCTTTAAGTGGCGTCCCACCAGGGACTCGAACCCCGACCAACGGTTTTGGAGACCGCTATACTGCCATTATACTAATGAGACTTACAACGGTGCTCGCTGTGGCGCTTGAATCCACGATAGCCCTACTCTTCCTGGCCGGTCCTTGTACATGGTCGACATTGACAAGTATTTCGGTGTTCCAGTGTAGCTACTCAGCAAGCATAACTTGGCGGAAACGGTGAGATTCGAACTCACGGTGCCTTTCGACACGACAGTTTTCAAGACTGTTGCAATAAACCGGACTCTGCCACATTTCCACTTTTATCAAATACACTCATGGCTTTTTCTAAACGATGGTGCCCTGTCCTTGCTACCCGCACTAGGTGTTGGTTAAGTGTACTTGATAAAAGTGTCTAGCTACCCTCTCCCGAAGGCCCTAGACTGGGCGTGGTGTCCGTACCGCATTTTTCCATTTAGACAGTATGTGCTCTGCCTTTGTGATTTCTCAAGTCGCCTCTAAGGAAGGCCTTGCGGTAGATCCAATGCACCGTACAGTTCTCGTTACTGTAATTACGCTACTTAGGTTACGGCCAGTAGTTCCGGGAAATATGGTGCCCCAAGCGAGACTCGAACTCGCACACCGAAGTACTGGCTTCTAAGACCAGCGTGTCTACCAATTCCACCATCGGGGCATATTTCTTTATATTGTTATTATATAGCTATCACAAGTAAATGTCAACCTTTATATTGATGTTAAATATCATTATGAAATATAAAACACTAATCGTTTCAGGTTGCAGTTACACAGAAAATTCAGGAAGCTGGGCATACGTATTAGCTTCTAAATATAATTTAGAATTGGTAAACCTTGCAGTACCCGGTGTTGGTAATAGGCATATTTTATTTTCGTTGTTGTCATATCTTACAAAAAATAATGTAGATCCCGAAACAACACTAATTGGAATAATGTGGTCGCATCCTATGCGTCGCCATCAAATTATCGAATTTAACTCTAGCTATGCTGATACATCAATTTACAAGTATGAGTACGATCAATACAATCGAGCGGTAACTAATATTGACTTCTACGGCAAGTTAGATATGTCACATCCTCTTGTTAGGGAGGAAGTATATAAGAATACTGTAGTACTGTCAAATTACAACAGGTCTGCACATACTTTTGAAACGTGGACTTACGTCGAATCAACTATTGCTTACTTGTTAGCTAACAAATTTATTTTTTTTCAAACGATATTTTTAGATTATCTGAACGGGTCCGACCTTATTAAACATAATTCAGAATGGACTCCTCAACATGAATATTACTATACTGCTGAATTAGCAAGAATAGGACTTACTCAAAATAAAGTTAATTGGCTTGACTTACGTCACGAGCAGTATCTAGGAGAGTATGCTTATTTTACTAAAAAGTTAGCATCGGATAATATGCATCCTAACCAAGATTGTCATTTACAATGGACTACGGAAATTTTAATTCCTAAATTAAAAGAAATGCAAATTTTAAATGGCCGGCCCTGAGAGATTCGAACTCCCAACTTCCAGTTTCGAAGACTGGCACTCTATCCAATTGAGTTAAGGACCGATTGTATGGCCCGGCGTACAGGAATCGAACCCATATTCGTGGTGTAGAAGACCACTGTATTATCCATTATACTAACGCCAGTTATTTGGTGCAACCTCCAGGAATCGAACCTGGTTCAACGGTTCTTCAGACCGCCGCTATGACCACATCAGCTAAAGTTGCCTGGTACCAGCGGAGGGAATCGAACCCTCTCAAGAACGCTAATCTGGCGCTAAAAGGTTTATAAAACCTCTCTGACTACCAAGTCTCGCTGGCATTGGTACCCCCACTCTGATTCGAACAGAGAGACCTCTTCCTTTTGAGAGAAGCGACTTTACCAATTTGTCCATGGGGGTGTAAAAGAAAAACCACCGTGTACAACTATGTTGCAGAGACGGTGGCCGTGTTGTTTGGAGCGGGAGACGAGGTTCGAACTCGCGACATTTACCTTGGCAAGGTAATGCTCTACCAGCTGAGCTACTCCCGCATAAAGATATTAGTAGAAAGCACCAAAAGTTTTGGTCCTATTCGAAACATTTGGCTACCCGGACTATACAGTTCCGCTTTATTTGTCTAGCAAACATGGAGCACCTTTGCCGCACCTTAGTTATATTGCGCTGTAAACACTCACACCTATATCAGCCGGCTCACATGCAATTTATAATTGCCTTTTCCCTTGGGACTTCCGGTCCTTTAGTACTTGTTCTTTCGAAATGCTTGTATGCCTTGTGCTTTCTACTAATAACTTTATTTAATAAAGTGCCAAGTTGTTCACCGCACAACCTGGCAAAGCGGGGGTCTGTCTTGGTGCGACTGGCCGGAATCGAACCGGCACGCCCGTGAGCGAGAGATTTTAAGTCTCTTGTGTCTACCTATTTCACCACAGTCGCAAATCCTTGGGGTGTTAGATGGGGAACGATCCCATACTATCGCTTTCACAGAGCAATGTGCAGACCACTACACTACTAACACCATTGTTTGGCAGAGGGTAAAGGAATCGAACCTTTAATAGCGGAATCAAAATCCGCGGTTATACCATTTAACTAACCCCCAACAGTTTGGTGGTAATGGAGGGAGTCGAACTCTCACCGGACACCGTATGAAGGTGTTGCACTACCATTATGCTACATTACCATTACACCGGTTACGTGTTATAATCATCCGGTATACTAGGCACAGCCCAACCCTAGTATCGTTTACAGAATTAATCATGAGCCATAGCTGTCTATTCCAGCGTCAATGGTAATACCATATGTAAACACACTAAGGTGTATTAAGAGTTATGACTATGTCAAAGAGCTCCTGGGATACCAAACCTGATCTTTTTACAGATTAAAGTATGTTTACATATGGTAGGGGCACAGAGAATCGAACTCTGATTTACTGGTTAAAAGCCAGTTACTTTAGCCGTTAAGTTATACCCCCATCATCTTGCCACTCTTGTCACTTTCCATGACAGTTCTCCTTTTAAAAATTTGGTGCCTCAACCTAGATTCGAACTAGGCACCCCCGCCTTATCAAGACGGTGCTCTAACCAAATGAGCTATTGAGGCAAAGCTCTGACGTCCCCCGGCGGTAATTATAGTACATCAGAAATTTGGTCAGCAAGTTTTCACTCACCAATTAGTCTTTCATCACACGAACCTTCCACCCGCTTCCCGAAACAGGGACCGTTATCGCACTGCCAGCGGCCTTTCGGTTCAAAGACTACCACCCGTACATGTCACTGTACTTCTCATCGTGTGGGTCACACTATCCAGAGACACCTGGAACGTTTGGTTGCGGGAGGCGGAATCGAACCACCATCTGAAGCTTATGAGACTTCTGAATTACCGTTACTCTATCCCGCGATAGTTTGGTGCTCCGTGGGGGAATCGAACCCCTCCTTACCCGCGTGAAAGGCGAGTGTCCTAACCGATAGACGAACGGAGCAAATTTGGCGGCTCCAAGGAGAATCGAACTCCTATTAATGGCGTGACAAGCCACCGTACTGACCATTATACTATGAAGCCAAATTTGGTGGATGCGGTTGGAGTCGAACCAACAGTGCCAGAGGCGGGAGATTTACAGTCTCCTGGGGTTACCAGTTTTCCTACACATCCAAGTTTTAATTGTAACACTCTCTCTTGACTATGTCAACAACTATTTCAGGTAGTTTTGAGAAAGTGTGTATTAAAGCATACTAATAACGCCGCTATGCGTACCAGACTATAGATTTGGCCGTCCCTATAATATGCTTTAATACGCTACCATTTTTCGCTCCAGAAGAGGAGTTCCATCCGATAGG